CTTTCATGAAAAAAGAAACTGCCGACTATTCTGCTATTACCACCTGGGGTGTATTTCATCCATCAGAAGATAGTGGTCCTTGTTTAATGTTAGTTGATTCTGTTAAAGGTAGATATGAGTTTCCAGAACTAAGACGTATTGCATTAGATCAATACGGATACTGGCAACCGGAGACAGTGATTATAGAAGGCAAAGCATCCGGGCTCCCTCTAACTTATGAATTAAGAAAAGCAGGTATACCTGTAATTAATTTTACACCATCACGTGGTAATGATAAACACACTAGAGTTAATTCTGTATCTCCATTGTTTGAGTCTGGTAAAATATATGCACCAACTGAAATGGAATTTGCTCAAGAAGTAATTGAAGAATGTGCTGCGTTTCCTTATGGAGATCATGATGATCTTGTAGATTCTATGACTCAAGCAGTCATGAGATTCAGACAAGGTGGATTAATTGAACACCCTGAAGATTATGAAGATGAGCCTTTACAACAGACTCCAAAAGTGTATTATTAGGCATTATGGCAAAAGAAGACGATCAAAAATTACAGGACATGCTTAGAGCTATCGAGCTAGGAGAGCTTCCAGAGGACTTAAATGATCCTGAAGATTATGATGATATGGGTGGTATTAAATCTCTAGATAGAGGTGCACCATCAATTAAAATGGCATCAGAGCCAGAAGACGAATTTGAATTAGAATTAGGAACTGTCATAAAAGAATATTTCGATTTAAAAGAAAAAGGTATTATAGATATTCCTATAGAAGAATTTATTAATCAGTATTTATCTAAAAAGAAAATGCAAGAAAATAGAGCCATGGCTATGGGCGGTGGTATGATGAGAATGGGTTACAAAAAAGGTGGATCTGCTTATGAAGAATATAAACAGGATTTAGAAGATGGTATAATTTCACCCGACACTACTTTTAATGAATGGTTAGATAATAATGCACCTGATCCAGATATGGATTTAGTTTCTAAAAAGAAGAAGGATAGAGCCATGGCTATGGGTGGTGGACCTATGAGAATGCCCTATGCTGAGGGAAAATCTGTAAAAGATTTAAATGTTTATGATGTAGTAGATAAAGATAAAGAAGATGAATACTACAAAATTAAAGAAGAACAAATGCTTAGAAAATATTATCCTGAAGACTATCCACCATCTCAAAGAACTATGGGAATGGAAGATCTTAGAAAAATGATTAAAAAAGCAGAGCAGGATAAAAAAAAATTAGCTATGGGCGGTATCGCAGGAGTCCTGTAGTGCCTGACCAAGCTCCTCCTAAAAAACCAAAAAAATTCATGCCGATGTTAGATATGCTTAACACGGAAGCAGCAGTTAATACTTTATCTCCAAAAACTTATGCTGACTATGTTGGAATCTTTTCAAGAAAAGCATTTGAGAATGGGGAAATAGATGTAGATGAATATTTAGATATTGTTAAACCATTATTTGGTGAGACAGGTGAAATGGTAACAGAGAAAATAGACAACTATAGAACTAAGTTTTTAGATGGTGGAGACACTGCATATAATAAAATGGTTACAGAAGCTTATATTAAAGCCGGAGGCCTTGAAGCAACTGGCATGGATATAGATAAATTTGCAGAAATGTATTTTAAAAAATTCGCTGATGGTGGCAGAGCACAATTTAATTCAGGCTCCCAGAATCCTGATGCAGAATTAAGTAAAAGAGTAATAGAACTTATGGAAGACAAAGAGAATCCTTTATCATTTGGTGAAGCAGTAAAACAAGCAATGAAGGAAACAAGAGAAAATAATGGTAATGGCACAATGCCTAAATCTGAAAAATGGATGAGAGAATATTTCTTCGATGGTAAAGGTGGTTACGATGATAGAATGTCATATAAAGAATTTGCTTTAGGACCAGGACAAGAATTATACAAAAAATTTGGTAATGACTAAAAGGCTTACTAGGACAATTCCTCCGGAATCAGGGCCCATGCCTCAGGGGTTGAATATTAATTATAATGGTGTTAAACAGATAAAACTTACGGAGAAAAAATATAATGGCAGATATAGACAAATCACTTCCAAACGAAGTTCGACAAACAGTTAGTCTTCCCGGTGAAGAAGAGATTAAAGAAGAAATTGTAGAACAAGTTCAAGAAGTTCAAGAATCACCCGATGAGGTTGAAGTTTCAGAAAACGAAGATGGATCAGTAGATATAAATCTTGATCCTGCTGCAGCATCTCCAGAAGGTGGTGATGAACATTATGCAAACTTATCAGAATTTTTACCAGACGATGTACTTGGAAGATTAGCTTCAGATTTATCTAGTAAGTATCAAGATTATACTTCTTCAAGAAAAGATTGGGCACAAACTTATACTCAAGGTTTAGACCTTTTAGGTTTTAAATATAATAATAGAACTGAACCTTTTTCAGGAGCAAGTGGTGCAACACACCCAGTTCTTGCAGAAGCAGTTACACAATTTCAAGCATTAGCTTATAAAGAATTATTACCGGCAGATGGACCAGTTAGAACACAAACGATAGGTGTATCATCTCCAGAAAAAACTCAGCAAGCAACTAGAGTAAAAGATTTCATGAACTACGAGTTAATGGAAAAAATGAAAGAGTACGAACCAGACTTTGATCAGTTATTATTTAACTTACCATTAGCAGGTTCTGCTTTTAAGAAAATATACTACGATGATGTGGAGCAAAGAGCTGTAAGTAAATTTGTTCCTGCAGATGATTTGATTGTACCCTACAGCGCTACCTCATTAGACGATGCAGAGGCAATCATCCATCGTGTAAAAATTTCTGAAAACGATTTAAGAAAACAACAGGTTGGTGGATTTTATAGAGATATAGAAATTGGAAAACCTGGAGATAAAGAAACTGAAGTTGAGAAAAAAGAAAGAGAACTTGAAGGAGTATCAAGAACTGTAAATGAAGATATTTATACATTATTAGAATGTCATGTGGATTTAGATTTAGAAGGTTTCGAAGATGCAGATCCAGAGACTGGTGAGCCCTCAGGAATTAAAGTTCCATACATTGTAACAATTGAAGAAAATTCACGTGAAGTTTTATCTATTAGAAGAAACTATGAAATAGGTGATGCATTAAAAAATAAAATTAATTATTTTGTACACTTTAAATTTTTACCAGGTTTAGGTTTTTATGGTTTTGGTTTAATTCATATGATTGGTGGATTATCAAGAACAGCAACTTCTGCATTAAGACAATTACTAGATGCAGGAACTTTATCTAACTTACCTGCAGGATTTAAAATGCGTGGTATTAGAATTAGAGATGATGCACAATCAATTCAACCAGGTGAGTTTAGAGATGTAGATGCACCCGGTGGAAATTTAAGAGATTCATTTATGATGCTTCCATTTAAAGAACCGTCAGCTACATTATTAAACTTAATGGGTATTGTAGTTAACGCTGGTCAAAGATTTGCATCTATTGCAGATTTACAAGTTGGTGATGGCAATCAACAAGCAGCAGTTGGAACTACAGTAGCTCTTCTTGAAAGAGGAAGTAGAACTATGTCTGCAATTCACAAAAGAATTTACTCTGCTCTTAAACAAGAATTTAAATTACTAGCAAGAGTATTCAAGTTATATCTACCACCGGAATATCCGTATGATGTAGTTGGGGGTCAAAGAGTTATTAAACAAACTGACTTGGATGATAGAGTAGATATATTGCCAGTTGCTGACCCTAACATTTTTTCACAGACTCAGCGTATTTCACTAGCGCAAACTGAGCTCCAACTGGCACAATCTAATCCACAAATGCATAATCTATATCAAGCGTATAGAAATATGTATGAAGCACTTGGTGTACCAAATATTGATTCAGTTTTAATTAAGCCAATGCAACCTATGCCAAAAGATCCTGCATTAGAACACATTGATGCATTAGCAGGAAAACAATTCCAAGCTTTTCCTGGTCAAGATCATAGAGCACACATAACAGCTCATTTAAATTTTATGGCAACTAACATTGCTAGAAACAATCCAATGATTATGGCAAGTTTAGAAAAAAATATTTTTGAACATATTAGTTTAATGTCTCAAGAACAGATTGAATTAGAGTTTAGAGATGAATTAATTCAGTTACAACAAATGCAACAGATGGCACAACAGAATCCTGCACTACAACAACAGGTTCAAATGCTTACTCAGAAGATTGAAGGAAGAAAAGCTGTGTTAATTGCAGAGATGATGGAAGAATTTATGAAGGAAGAGAAGGAAATTACTTCACAATTTGACAATGATCCTATTGCAAAACTAAGATCAAGAGAATTAGACCTTAGAGCAATGGAAAATCAACGTAGAAAAGAGCAAGATCAAGAGAGAATTAACCTTGATAAGATGAAAGCAATGATGAATCAGTCAAATCAAGAAGAAAAACTTGAACAAAACGAAGATTTAGCAAATTTAAGAGCTGATACATCAATTCAAAAAACTGTTTTGAGTAAAACTTTACCCAATGCAAAAGATATGATGCCAAATGTCGAAATTATTCGTAGTGGAAACGAATAAGAATGACAAAATACTAAAAAAAGGTTACTATAAACCAACTAAGGAGAAAAATTATGGAAAAATTAGATAAAATTGTTGAGATCAAGTCAGAAGACAAGATGAATCTTGAAATTGACCCAAGATCTAAGACAACAGCTGATGGTGCTTTCAACTACATCGCAAAAGGTGAAGAAGTTGAAGTAAGAGGCACTAAAAGAATGCTGAAAGAGAAGTCTAAAAAAGCTAGATGGATCTAACATGTGGTTTTCGGCACTTAAATTAGCCGTTTCTGCTGGAAGTAAGATTTACGCTAATAAACAAAAAGCAAAAATAGCAATGTCTGATGCACAACTGCTACATGCAGAGCGTCAAGCTCGTGGTGAGGAAGCTTACCAGGGAAAATTGTTAGAAGCTAGACAATCAGATTATAAGGACGAGGCGGTTCTTGTAATATTGACACTGCCAATTCTGGTTTTAGCGTATGGAGTTTTTTCTGACGACGTACAAGCTATGGACAAAATAAAAGTTTTCTTCGATCATTTCCAGTCTCTCCCATCATGGTTTACTAATCTTTGGATACTTGTCGTGGCGAGTATTTATGGTATAAAGGGAACACAAATATTTAGAGGAGGAAAAAAATAATGAGAAACTATTATAATAAAGGTGGCCCAACTTTAACTAAGGCACAACAAACTTTACCACCAGAATTAAAAAAGAAAATTTTAATGTCTAAAGGTAAAAAAAAATCTAAATCAATGATGAAAAAAGCAACAGGTATTGCGTAATGGCTAAACTTTGTGCAAAAGGAAAAGCGGCAGCTAAAAGAAAATTTAAAGTATATCCGTCTGCATATGCTAACATGTATGCTTCTGGAGTTTGCTCCGGTAAAATTACACCAGGTGGTAAAAAAGGAAGTAGAAAAAAAGCTGGCAATGGTGGTTTGATGGCAGGTATGGCTAGAAAACGAAGAGTAAGTTGTGCGTAGTTATTATTCAGAAGGTGGTTTAAGAAAATGGGTATCAGAGAAATGGGTAGACATTGGAGCACCGAAGAAAGACGGCAAGTATCAACCATGCGGGAGAAGCAAGGGGAGCAAAAGGAAATATCCAAAATGCGTACCACTTGCAAAAGCCACACGGATGACAAAAGGACAAAAGGCGAGTGCTGTCAGCAGAAAAAGAGCAGCAGGTAATCCTGGAGGCAAACCAACTAACGTTGCAACATTTACAAAAAGAAAAAAAGCATCTACTGGTGGTGAGATGCAATCTTATAATGGTTCAGCAATTAATTCTAGTTATGGTGGAGTAACTTTAAACAATCCATCTTATGGAAAATATTACAAAGGTATGATTTAATGAATTTAGAAAAAGATTTACAAAGATTAAAAAAAGAAAAAGCATTAAAAGAATCTGCTATTGCACAACTTAGAAAAAGAAGTAAAGACTCTATTGCAAGACCAAGAGCAGAAAAAAATATTTTATCAGATAACCCAGAAATGCAAAAAATATAATGGTAAAAGGATTAAAAAAAGTAGTTAAGGGTTTAGAAAAAGCATCAAAGACACATGCTAAACAAGCTAAAATAGTCAAAAAACATATTAAAAAAATGAAGAAAAAATAATGGCTATTAGAAAAACAACAAAAGGACCAGGAGCTAATTACAGACCTACAAAATCAGGTGCTGGAATGACTGCTAAAGGTGTAAGAGCTTATAGAGCAGCAAACCCTGGATCAAAATTAAAAACTGCAGTAACAGGGAAAGTCAAAAAAGGTTCAGCGGCAGCTAAACGTAGAAAGTCATATTGTGCAAGGTCACTTGGACAACTTAAACGATCTTCTGCTAAAACTCAAAATGATCCTAATTCTAGAATCAGGCAAGCAAGAAGACGTTGGAAGTGTTAGATAGATTTATATACAAATTCCTTGGTTTAATAGATAATGTGTTTTCTAAATTAGAAACATTAACTATAAAAATCACAGAATGGTTTTGGCATAAAAGAGTTAACTTATTACATAAAAGGAGAAAGCACGATGCAAAACGAAGAGCTAGTAATATTAAATAAACTACAAAAATTCTTAAAAGAGTCTTATGTAAGTATTGGAGATAACATGATCGGTGGTGGTATTGACAATATGGAAAAATACAAGTATATGATGGGACAGGCACATGCCTATTTAAGAATATCACAGGAAATATCATCCCTGCTAAACCCTAAGAAGGAGAAAAAAAATGATACTGAAAGACCAGAAAACGTCGTCGACTTCGGAAGCCCCAAAAGTTAAATCTGCATTATTAGATAAATACGAAGAAGACCATAAAAAAGAAGTAGACGGTTATGAACGTCTAAAGAAAAAAGAATCAAGTAAATTACCTGCACCTACTGGATGGAGACTTTTAGTTCTACCATTTAAAATGCCAGAAAAAACTAAAGGTGGATTATATTTAGGACAAGATACTTTAGAAAGACAACAAGTAGGTTCTACTTGTGGTTTAGTTTTAGCAATGGGACCACATTGTTATGACAAAGAAAAATTTCCTGAAGGAGCCTGGTGTAAAAAAGGTGACTGGGTAATTTTTGCAAGATACGCTGGATCAAGAATACAGATAGATGGTGGGGAAGTAAGATTGCTAAATGATGATGAAGTTTTAGCAACCATCGATAAACCCGAAGATATACTTCATCAATATTAATCATAGTAACACTAGGAGGAAACTATGCCAGACTTAGATAATAATAAAGTCGATATCGATACATCAGGGCCAGCAATGGACGTCGATATAGCTGAAGAAAAAGACTCAGCTGAAATTGAACAACCTGAAGTAAAAGAAGAACCAACAGTAAGAGCTGTTGAAGAAGAAACAACTTCTGAAGTAGAAACTAAAACGGAAGAAAATGTTTCTGAAGAAAAAACAGAAGAACCAAAAAAAGATGAACTTCAAGATTATTCAGATAGTGTTCAAAAAAGAATAGCTAAGCTGACTAAAAAATGGAGAGAAGCAGAACGTCAGAAAGATGAAGCTTTAACTTATGCTAAATCAGTTTTAACTGAAAAACAAAAAGCAGAGCAAAAACTTTCTAAGATGGAACCAAGTTTATTAAAAACTACAGAAGATAGTATTAAATCTGGTTTAGAATCTGCAAAAGCAAAACTAGCTGCAGCAAGAGAAGCTGGAGATATTAATGCTGAAGTAGAAGCTCAATCTTTAATTTCTGAATATGCATATAAACAAGCTAGATTTGTTGAAGCAAAAGCTGAACAAGAGCTATATGCAAAAAGAAAAGAAACAGAAGTTCAACAACCTCAAGTTAATTTACAACAAAGACAAGAAGTAGCTACTGGTACACCTGATCCAAAAGCTGAAGCATGGGCCCAAAAAAACTCATGGTTTGGTCAAGATTCAGCTATGACTTATACTGCTTTTGATCTTCATAAAAAATTAACTGAACAAGAAGGTTTTGATCCAAGTAGCGAAGAGTATTATTCTGAAATAGATAGAAGAATAAGACTTGAATTTCCGCAGAAATTCGCTAAAATAGAACCTACGGAAACGGCTAAGCCGGTACAGACAGTTGCATCTGCAAAAAGAAGTACTAAATCTGGTCGCAAAACTGTGAGGCTCACACCATCACAGGTAGCAATTGCTAAAAAATTAGGTGTGCCACTCGAAGAGTATGCGAAACAATTAAA